ATTTTTGATTATACACTGCAAAACGTCGACTGTACAAACCTTTTTTACCATTAGGTTGTCTATAGCTTTCAATAGTCGCACCTCCCAACTTATAGGATCTTTGTGCAATGGTTACTGTTTCAAAGTAAAGCTTGTGCCACTCGTCGCTTGTAATGTCTTTAATCAGTCTTTTCGGTGATATTTTTGTTGCATACAATATCTCAGCTTTTAAATAATTACCTACACCAGAGATTACAGATTGATTCATAAGACACTCTGAAATTGTTTTATTAGGTTTCTTAAGAAAACGATTTCTATATCCCTGCCAGTCTATATCAGCTTTTAAAATATCTGGGCCTAGCGAGTTAAGTTTTTTGTCTAACTCTTTTTTTGTGTACACAAACTTAAGTGTTCCAAAATTTCTAATGTCGTTAAAATATAGTCGACTGTCATTGTCAAAGTACATTACAAATCTTGAATACTTTGTTTCTTTATCTGTCCACATTCCAGTCATGCCTAAAGTACTAAATAGATAAAAGTGCTTTTTGCATGTTTTGTTAACATTATGAGACAGGGTAAAATATATAAACTTTCCTTTGCATTCTACAGTCTCAACTGTTGCAGGTAGAAAAACACTTTCAATCCCTGTCATGTCTTTTTTTGAATACCTTCCTGATAGGATGGCCATACTACTAAAAGTTTGTTTTTTGTAATTAGATAAAAAATCTGTTGTTGTTTTTACTTCCGGACCTTCAGGCATTGTCTCTCCTTCAATAGATAAATTGTACTTTACATAATAATTAAATGTAAGTAATTTTACAAAAAAGAGGACATTGTGAAAATTAAAAAATCCCAACTTAAAATAATCATAGAAAACTATTTATCAAACGTAAATGAATCTACTCATTCGGTCGATACTGTCAGTAATTTAGCAAAAATATCAGATTTTTTTGGAAAGGTATTTTCAAACAGAACATATGGAGAAAAACTTAATGATCAATTTCACTGGCTGTTTAGTGCACATGACTTACTCAAGAATCAAAAATTTATATCAAACTTAAAAAACTACCCAGCAATTGAGAGTGCAATCTTAGATTTTGCATACGGTATCGATAAACTAGATGCATTATTAACACACCCAGCACTGGCAAAGACGTTTAGTTTTATTACAGGTGTGGTCGGACCGGTCGTGGGTGTTTTAACAATGTACTTGGCATTGCCACTGGCTTTAATTAAGACAATTGAAAATTCTAAAACCGCAGAAGGCGTTATTAAAAAAAGATATGAATTGCATAATTTTAGGCATGGCAAGCCCAACACAAAAAATAAACTTACAAGAGATTTAATTGAGCAAGACATGATTGACTTAATCGCGATGGACATGATTTACAAAAACATGAGTGATGATAATAGCAAGCCTAGTGTTTATAGTCAAATCTTAGAATACATAACAAATGATGTAGCAGGGGACATTCTTAGAAAAAGAAACGAACTTAAAGCATCGGGTTTTGGCACTAATGAGCTATCTGATGAACTAGCTTCAAAGCTAGAGAATACAAATATTAAGCACGAAGGAATAATGTTGGGTTTGATTTGTGATGTTGCCTCAGGGGTTGGTGGTGCAGCAGGTGTAATTGATTCATCATCAATAATCTCTTTACTAAATGACACATTCGAGTCAGTTTCTTCTAAAGGTAACTAGTTTAATCTTTTTCTTTTTTGCATCTTGTTAGTCGGTTTTACACCAGCTTTTCTAGACTTAGGCTTTTTTCTTTTATTGACGTCTTCGACTAGTTCTTCAGAAAACTCAAAGCCCATAGCCAATAATATTTTTTTTAGTTCAGAGTTTTTCATTTCGCTAGGAACATGGTACCACTGCCATTCTATTTTTGATTTAAGGTTGTTTATGACGTCAATCTTTTTTATTAAATCAGGTATAATATGCTTTTGAATTTTTTCTTCTGGAATTTCAATATTTAGGTCAGATGCTATCATAAGCAAGTCACTATATTCTTCTTCTTCGTATGCACTAGTTGCAGTGAGATAGTTAGAAGTTAACTTTTCTTTTAATTCTTCAGATGAAATACTAGATATTTTATCAGGATGACATGATATAGCTATTTTTCTATACAGTTTCTTTGCCCATGGTTTTATATTGTTTTTTGGTAAAAGTGTCTCTGTTTTAACACTGGGCAGCTCTATATCTTTTATTTTACTATGTTTTTTGTTTTGCATAAAAGCGGCGTCAAATATTTTAGGATTTGATTTTTGACTTTTAACTAGTTTTTTTTGAAAAAAAGAAAGGCGATAATTTAAGTCATTCGTGCCTTCTTCGTATTCTCTTTTAACTTGAGCTTCCTCTTCGAAAGCTAACTTATATTCCAATAATTTAATCTTGTTTTTTATTTTTATACTCTGCATATGCTTCTTTTGATAGCAAAACCGGCCATAACAATACCCAGTTTAGTTTTTTATTTACTTTATTACGACGTTTAATCAGGCGCTGTCTAGACTTGACATCTAATTTTGCGTGGAGAAGCTCAAGTGTTTTTAAGTGTATTTTAAGATTGTAATAGATTGAAAATGCAATTGCTAAATAAAATGTTATAAAACTCACCTCTTTCCTCTTTTAGAAAGTGTCTTAATTAAATTCATAATGTCTTTATCTGTAAATTCTTTATTTTCTTGTATTTTTCTTTTTGATCCGGATCTCTGCTTAGTATTGTTTGAAACGCTTACTTGCGCAGTTTTGTTACTCTTTTTAACTTCAACAAGCGAAGCAGACGTCTTCACTTTAGGTTTTGTTCGAACAGTGACTGCTTCAGCCGTTACCTTGAGCCTCTTTTCAAATGCACCTTGCAATTTAAGAGGTTCAAAAAATCGATCATCGACGACGACTTCTAAAGTCATATCGTACATTCCTTCCTTGATTACATGATCTAACGGAGGTAAAACAACTGTTACTTCATCTCCTGTTGACTGGCCTTCAAATGCCAATGACATATCTTTTGATTCTAACATAAGTCGACATTTTGCAGACCCGGGTCGGGTTCCTTCAATTTGTACTTGAAATGTTAGTTCATTTTCCTCATCAATCATTAGGTCAATCGTCGACATTTTTATTCCTCACTTTTTTAACTGATACTTTTATGTCAGGCTGCCTTACGGATAGTTTAGTAGGAGTAACCTCAATTTTTGGCGCAGGTTTATCCTCGTAAGTCCTGTTTATAGTATTAATTATCGGTTTGATGAGATCTTTTCCATTAATTGCAACTAAAGCTGCAGTAATTTTTAACTCGTCTATTAGATCTTCTATTTTCTTTTTAGAACGACTACCTAATACACGGGCGCCTCGGGCAACTTCAGCTATCTCGTCAATTAACAAAGGTAGGAATCCACGAACAATAACCTGCGTGGTAGGCCCTCCTAAACCTCTTGTTACTAATAAACCTCCCGGGCGTTGAATTAATGCCACTAACTAACCCTAGATCTTTCAAATATTTCGGTTATTGATGCATTACCATCTCGGTCTTTAAGGTCATATCTGGCAATTTCTGTCACATTGTCATCTTCATAGAAAACCATTTGATTTGTATTTTCATCAATAATCCATCTGCCGGTATGAATAAATCGCGCCATTTTTTGATCCATTTTTATCTCTTCTGTTGCGTATACATTTGTATTACCATCAACTGACCAGACAATTGACCCACTAAAGCGATTATTGAGATTTAACTCTACACCATATAAACCTGTACTGCTTCCTAATTGATACACACCGGTGTTTGTTGCAGATATTGTCTCAGTTCCTAGCGTATTATATATGCTATATCTAATGTCGCTAGTTCGGTCTGCATAACCCTTTCCTAAGTTTGCTGTTTGGAGTACTTTCATTTTTACTCCTCTTTATTTTCTACTTGGCTTTGTCCCGATTTTTCTTCTTGACTGTGCAATAAGTGCTCTTCTTCGTTTCCCGCCTCAACTTCTTTTTCGATTGTTTCAAATTGCTTAATAAGCGTTTGACGCATGGAGTTGTCTGTTGTTTGTGCTAGAACAAAGTCACGAACGTTATAGAGTGTATCAAGTAGATACTTGATTTTTGCTTCATCACTTTCAAAATTTTTAGTAGCAACTTCACGCAAAGTTATATCAACAAATCCTTTGACTTGAGATAGCTGATAAATTGTTTGATCAACTAGCCTTGGTTTAATTAAGTTTTTAAATATTTCTTTTTCCATTATTACCTCCGTTAACACTAATTATTATAAAAAAAAAGAAGGGATAGTAAATATCCCTTCTTCGTGTTAAGAACAACTAAAAAATTAGCCTCTTACAAATACTGATACGATATCGTCATTTTCAAGATTGAATGCGAATTTCAATTCTTGTGCACCGGAAACAGTGTAATCAACAGTACCGCCAGCTCTATTAGCTTCAGTTCCTGAAAGTAATAACTGTCCGTTAACAAAAACATCAGCATTAGCATAAGCAACTTGCAATGAAGTAGGAGCGTCACCATGATCAACTGCAGAGAAGTCAACACCTGTTCCAGCATTTACAACTCCACCAGCAATAACTTTTGCACCTTTCTCATAAGATGCAACTGATTCAGATGCCCAGTCTAATCCCCATTCACCACCACCTAAGTTGTTATTTACTTTAAGAACTTTTCCAACTGCGATGTTACCATTTCCAGGCATAAGTACTGTATAGCTACCACCTAATGCCCCAGGAGCCTTGAAAGAAAATGTGTTAGCATTATCTGATTTCAATTGCAATGCCGCTGAATTAGCACCTGCATCAAGTTTAAGTCCAGTTGATCCAGAAATAACCTGTGCTCCTGAATTATTGAACTGAATAAAGCCTTCAGTAATACCAGATTCACCCGATAAACCGAAGTTAACTGTATTTGCTCCTAATTCCATAGCAGTAACACTTGTACCACCTGCACCACCTTCTTGAGAGAAAATAACTGTACCACTGTTACTGTCTAATGCAAGATTTGTGCCAGCTGAAGAAGAAAGAACAAAACCTAAAGCGGCATCTTGAGTAAGGATACCTCTTTCAGTCCCACCGTCTTTAATTCTTACGACATTTGAATCTGCATCAAGAACAATATCTCCGCCTGACTGTACTTCAAATTCTGAAGCAGCGATTGCTGAAAGAGTAGATCCAGCTACTTCAATATAATTTGTAGCACCTGCAACTTCAAACTTATCAGCTCTTAAAGGAACTAAAGTCATGTCAGCCAGTGTTGTTACTGTACCTTTCAATGTTGCTTTTTTACCAACACCCCATGTATCATTAGCAACTCTACCAATTACCAAGTCGCTATCAGATGATCCGGAGAAAATTGCCAATCCACCATTTTGATTTTGTGATGCTGCATTCGCTGCCATACCAATAACAACGTCTTCAACAAGCAAGTTAGTTGTATCTAAAGTGGTAGTTGTTCCATTAACCGTTAAGTCACCAGTAATAGTAGCGTCCCCAGAAACTGAAAGTTGAGAAGTACCTTGAGATGCTCCACCTAATGTTAGAAGTGTGCCGTTCCAAGTAAAGTTAGTATCACCTTCTAATGTTCCATTGTTTGAAACAACAACTTGATCGTTAGTAATACCAGTTCCTGCAATAGAACCGGTTAAACCAGTAGCGTCTACTTGGCCTACGTGCAAAGTTCCCCAATGTAATGAAGATGTACCTAAGTCTTGTCCTTCATCTGAATCAGGAACAAACGTACCTGCAGCTTCAATGTTTGAACCTACAGTTAATGTGATAGATGCATCATCATTGTTTAAAATAGTATCAGCCCCATCAGCGTATGAAATTCTTGTATCACCATTAATGTCCTTTAAGACAGAAATTGCATTACTAGCGAAAGTGTCTGCACCGTGAATTCTTAAAATCGAAGATGCTACTTCTGAAAATACTCCTGCCAAGGATCCAGAGTTTAGTGTAATTGCATCAATTGAGCCGGCAGCTGATGCGGATCTTGTGTCAATAATACCACCCTCAAAGTCTCCGAGAGAGCCGGTAATTTGACCTAATCTTAATTGTGTTTTTGAAGCCATATATATCTCCTTGTGTTATTGTAATATACTTCTATTTCTTATAACCCAAACTCAACTTCTAATTTTGATTTCTAAATCTATTAATATATATGCGAGAAATTTTCTTAAGTTATCAATTTTTAAAAATAATATTTTTGAGATTTTTCATATGTGCGTCAAATTTTGCAGATTCTGAATTAACATATTCTACAGCATATTTTTGAGCTAAATTTTGAGGATCTGAGAACTCAAATCTAAAACGCCCGCCTCTTTCACGTCTCGCGTCTAACAAAGTCATACCCTTCATCATGAGATATGAAGCTATAGCAATATCACTCGTTATATAATTATTGTTCATGACACCACCTTGTTATACATTGCTAAAATTAGAGATCCTTCTTCTGGAGTTGATCCGGTTGTAAAATAAACGTTCGAACCGGTTACTGAATAGTCTTGCCAAGTTGTTAAATCGGGCGGTGTCTGGAGCTGACCATTCACAAATATACTTATCTCGTCAGTTGCAAAAGGTGTATTCGCAAGTGTAAATAGTGTATTATTCCCATCAACTGTTCCTCCTAGTTTTTCGTTAAATACCATTTCTTTTTCAACGCTGATTGTAAAAGCGCCGCCGGCTCCTGCATCGGAAGATTGCAATCCTGTTCCTACAGTTAAAACTCTTTCATTGCTTAAAGAACCGGTTGCGCTAAGTACTAAATATTCAGCACCATTATCACCATCTCCGCCGCTTGACGCACTACCTGATGAATATGTTACCACGCTAATGGTGTCGTCAACTAGAAGATCAAAACCAAATTTAATCTGATTTGTTGAAAGTGTGAAATAATCTGCATCTAGTGTACCTACTTCAGAATTTGTACCTGACAACATTAACTGACCATTATAGAATACATCAATTAGTGTTATGTCATTTGCGGAATCATTAAAATTTGAATTTGAAGCAGTAAAAGTTGATCCTGAAAGAACTGGTGAGGATATTTCATAGTCTCTTTTTTCTCTTCCTCCTCCGCCACCACCTGAGCCACCAGAAGCTGCAGCATCAGAAACAACCTCGTCAAGCATTTTACCAACATAAATAAATGCTCGAGCGAATGCTGGTATTTTGGACGCGTTATAATCCTGAACAAAAAGGACACCATTGTATGTATCAACTTGCCAGTCAATATCATCTAACAAAGGTATTTCGTCCCCTACTCCGCCGGCGCCATCGTCTTTATAAATTTTAATAATATACGGATTAACTAACTCTCTTGAATAAAAGGGTGGTATTAGCTGAACTTTCCCTAACGTTTCATGTACAATTTTATCATTGTCAAAGTTTCCATCATTAGCTCTTAAATTATCAGTATCAGTTTCGTAATCTGATTTAAATTTAAAAGCATAAGCGTGCGGACCTGACACTTGTGAAGACTCACCACTATCACTACCTGCTCCTCCGCCTGAATCATTTGCATCGTAAGTTGAACCTGCAATCGTTTCTAAGACAAATTCTACATATTCAACAGTATTACTTTGAACTGTATTTAAGGTTAAACTTGGATTTGTTGGAATAGCTTCACCAAACAATAAACCAGCTGAGGATTGGATTGTTGACCCAATAGACTCGTTTACATCTAAGTTTAAGTTAGATGTGTGTGCTTTACCCAGTAATTTCTTTTGAGAAAAAAGTGTTGCTGTTTCGTTAGTCTTTAATGCCATTAGGGAACACTCCATCTGATATTAATCTGACTAATATAACCCGTCCAATCTTTGTGACTAGTAACCCTTAAAACAATAGACTCAGCTCCTGATGATTGACCTTGTACATTATAAATACCAAAGTTAACTTCATTTGCTGCACCGCTTCCATCGATTGCTGCATCAAGTGTTCCTGACAAACAACCGTCACCTTCACTGGAAGAACCAGCCCCTACTGAAAAGGGTTTAGCTAAGTCAACAAATTGATTTTTTCCTGGGCACTTTAATTCAATTGTACAATTTTTGTCTGCACCTTTTGTATGAGACCCGGAAACAATAGTTGCATCTCCATATAATGTTATACCAAATCTTGCAAGATCATTATTAGATGTATTTTCAAAGTATCTAAAATATTCTCTATTAGTTTCTGTCAAGCTACTATAATCGACATTATTGTCTGGACCTTCAAAAACACCGCCTTCGACGTGATTGGTAAAGTCACCAGAATTACCGCCTTTTATTGGTGATATCAGTATTCCATCGTAAACCATTAATCCTTTAACAAATCCTATTTCACCAGCATCATTAATTGAAGTTGTTGAATCCCATTCATTACTAACATTGGTAATACTGCCTTGTGTCGTATAGCTGCCACTTTGTATTCTATATTGTTCTCCATTAAAATATTCATTATCGTGAGTAGAATTATCACTTGCTGAGTATACTAAAAGATTAGTTGCAGTTTGCGTGGCTATAGTATGATTGTTTTTAAGCGGATGCTTAAAGGTTAAAGATCCTGCGCAATTTAAAAGTTGTGTTCCGGTGTCAGAAGTAAAAGCACCACTTAAAGAAGTTGATTGACTAAACTGTATTGACGCTGTCACATGTGTAACTTCATTTTGAGAATCTGGATTTGTATTTAACGATTGCAATGGAGCAAATCCGTCATTTTCTGTCCTGTCCGAAGTCAAACCACTTCCTCTTTGAACAATTGATAAAGCATTTGCATTTGTCAAAGACGTTAAAGATATTGCATCACTATCATTTGAATAGACGTTTTTATAAATATTGCTAATTCGCGTTTCAATGCTTCCTGTTGGGTTAACAAAGTATTTAACTCCACTTAAGTGAAATATTTCATCGTCACCAAACTGTGTTATTCCTGTTCCAGCATCTGAAATATTGTTGTTCTGACTTTCGCTATCATTTACCCACTCAACATAATTGGTAGTTCTTGTTCCCCAGCTACCAACATGCTTAACTCTAACATAATTCCAACCGTCTCTTTGGTCATCTGTGTGAACTCTATATTTACCTGTTCTTTGAACTTCTAAATAATAAGGAACATCATTATCATATTCAGCAGGACGCCAAACACTTAAGTCAAAAAATCCGCTATTACCTGTAAAGGACGTACCACTTCCTGATCCTGGTTCCCCAGATCCTACATTATTGTAAGTTCCAGTTAAGTCGACAGTATGTAAATCAGATCCATTTACTTCTAAAACTAAAGAACCACTATTTGCATCTGAAAATGCATTTGCAACATAATCAGGTGAGATTGCCCCTACATCTTCATTTAAATCACCTTCTATAATAGTTGTTTTGTCAAAAACTGCTCTTCTTAAATTGTTTCCACTTGACGTTTGATTATATAAGCCATTTAAACCTACAGCACTAAACCCAGCAGTTGTTCCAACATTTTCATAGCCCGTTATAGATTTTGTAACACCAAATGATAATAAAGCTGTTGTTCCTGAATCGTTGCAATCAATGTCATCTAAGTCTGGAATTGGTGTAATTGTTCCTGTTCCTGCTCCGAAAGATACTGTTATTTGGCTAATATAACCTGACCAGCTAGAGTCAGCTTCAATTCGTAATCCTATATACTCATCGTCTAATATTCCAACTGTTCCTAAGGTTACGTAATTCAATGCATTTAATGTGTTGTCAAAAGAAAGAGAACCGTTTGCTGTATGCGCACCGTCATTGTCATCATACTGATCTAAAACAAATTCAGTTGCTAAATCTAGCCAACCAGTTTCTCTACTTCCGTTGTTTGGAAACTTAACAAAAACTCTTATTTTGCCACTATCTAATCCTGTTGCCGCAGGAACTATAGTTGTTCCACTTCCTTGAATATTGATTGTGAAATCATATTGCGTAGAACTTGTTTCATTTCTAAACCATCTATAAAAAGTTCGTTGTCCAGATTCTCCAGAATAGTCAGGGTTTTCTCTAGGCGCATTATCTAATGAACCACCATCGTCAGTATCTCTAAAATCACCAGAGTTAAGTGTGTTTGTTGGTGAATACAATCTTTGGTTGTAAAATTGTAGACCGTTTGTGTGCCCACCGTTAGATGCTGTCATATGAACAGTGCTATCCCAAACATTTCCTGCGTCTGTTAGCGATACCTGAGTATTATATGACCCAGATATAATTCTAAAATTTTCTCTTCTAAAAGTTTCAACTAAATTTGTAGAATTATTTGACAAATTATAGACAAGAATACCAGAAGCAGTTGACTGTCCGGCATTGGAAAGATCTGTTTTTAGAGGATGGGTAATATTAACGCCTGCTGTTATTGAACCATCAATCATGTAGTTAGCAGTAACATTACCTGAACCGGTTATGTGTAATACTTTTGTGTGATCTTCACCTGACACTGTATCAATAGTAGGCTTAGATTGATCTGATATAGAAAATGATACACCACTATTTAACGATCCTGCGTTAGAAGTCGTAAATGTTATATTGTTGGTGTCGTAAACATTTCTATAAACATTGTTGCCTCTTACACGATATTCAGCTGACCCACCAGTAAAATATTCGACACCTGACAAATGAATTGTCCCTGTTCCAGTAAAGTCAATTTCATTTCCTGCTGCAGACAAGGCATCTGCATTTGAATCGTTAACCCATTCAACATAGTTTGTTGTTAGACTAGTAGTTCCATACTCATGCAAGACTCGAACATAATTCCACCCTTGACGTTGATCTGATGTAATTACTTTAAACTTGCCTGTCCTATGCTTAAAGTTAGGAAATTCAGTTCCGTTATCTAAAGTTCCAGGCCCTGCAATTGAAAAATTTGTAAAACACGATCCGGTTGCGTTTGTGATTCCTGTCCCACTACCTGGATTACCCGTCCCTGTAAAGCTAGTTAAATCTACTGTGTGAATTACAGATCCATTAATTTCTAGTTTTAGTGTTCCTTGATCAGCATTCCCAAAAGATTTGTTTGGATAGTTATTGCCTGTTCCGGAAGGGTCTTGTGTTACATCTTCGTTTAGATCACCTACTATTGTCGTTGTGCCTGTAAAAACTGCTGCTCTTAAATTGTTCCCGCTAACCGCCGTTGAGTATGTATCGTTGACATCAAGCGCAGAAAAACCTGCTGCAGTTCCTACACTAAAATAAGGTGTAACTTCACCTTCTAAGTCATTAGAAGCACCAAATGATAATTCAACATCAGTTCCGTCAACATCTACATCTATATCGTCTAGGTCGGGTGCTGGAGCAGGTGCCAACAAAGAAAGAATTTCATTAAATCTATCAATTGCGATTCCTAACCGTGTTTGCGGTGTGAAGTCTTTAAATAAACCGTCTGTATATGTTCCGTCTTCAGATATACCGATTGATGCTGTTAAAGCTGCCCTTCCGCTACCTTCATCATTAACGATAAAACCGTCTGATGCTGCAATAGTAGAAACGGTGGAAACATTAACAGAACCTGAGTTAACTGTTATACTTCCACCGCCTCCGGTACTAGCTATAGTAAAGTTTCCACTTCCGTCATCTTGTACAGTTACATTTGAACCTGCAATGATACTTCCGGATAAAAATCCACCATATCCATCAGCAATTTGTAGAGACCCAATAGATCCCGACGACTCATTTACTCTTATCGCAGTCATTAACTATACTCAAACAAAAACTAAACTAAACTAAACTAAATTTGGAATACAAAAGTATTCCTAATAACAATTAATTATATAATTGCTATCAAAAGTGTAAAAATATTTTATTTAATATCTTTTAGCATTGAATTTATATCTAAGCCGGCACAATCAATTTTTCTATTTGTCAAGTGATAATGACTAACAAAACCTTTAAAATTATTTGCAGCTGCTGACGTTGATACTTTTTTAAGTGTGTTACCTTCTTTATCAGTAGGGCACTTAAGAGGAATTCCAGTTGCTTTGTGAACTGCTTTCCATAGTGCCTTGAGTGCTTCAAGTTGCACATCATAAAAACCTGTAAATTCACCTAAACTTTTACCGTGCACGGTTTCTTCTGTAAGTATTGGTCTTTCACCGTAACCGTTTTTCTGGTACCAGCTTTGATATTTTGGGTCATATGCATTTGATATCTCTACACCGATCGAACTATGATTGTGTTTCTTGCTTCCTGCATGATAAGCAGCATGATTCATGTCTAATAATTGATAGATTGTTCCATCATTATCAATTAAAAAGTGTACTGCTAATCCTCTTTTTGCTAAAACCCTGTAACACGTCTTGCTATTTAAACATACATCCCAGTGGTTGACAAACATTTTTATATCACGAGGCTCAAAATAAGAAGTAAATCCTTTTCGAGCTTTAAATCCTTTTTCTTCAGACCAAAGCACTACCTTAGGCCAGTCGATTGGAAAAAAATTGCCTTGATGAACGATAAAAGATTCGTCTTTGTTGGGTATAAGATCTGGTACATAGTCGTCAATTTCACTTTGTCTTTCTGTAAAAATTCTTCTAAACGTTCCTGGTCCACATAACCCGTCTGGCTTAAGACCATTTTTCTTCTGCCATGCAGCAATTGCATCTACTAAGTCATCATCAAATTCATCACAATCAAACCAATCTGGTTTCCATCCTAGATTTGATGCAGAACTTTCATTATAAAAAACCTTATCCATTAATATACCCTCCCGGTTTTGACACGTTGCCCTAACAGATATATATATTCTTCATATTGGTTTGCTGCAGCTGCTAAATAATCATCCATGCCAAGTGTTAGTGAGCCGGCTCTATCTAGTATGTGATACACTGACGTTAAATGATCAACATGGTGACGCATGAAGTCTAATGCCGTTACAGCAATGATGTCTGAGTCTTGGTTAACAGGTGACTGAAACTTGGACAAAAATGTAAATGAATTTTTCGTAATTGTAACAGGGCATGCTATTTCTTCTGAGTCAGTTAAGACAATAGACTTTTCAATTAGTTTATCAAAATCATCTATAATTTCTTCATACATTTTACCATAAAGATTTTCATGATCTCCAATAAAACCCTTGCCTTTTGCAACGTGATGTGCAGCATGAATCCATGTTGACAATGCCTTAGTACACCCAATATATTGGGCCAATTCATTTACCATTCGCCTCTCCCCATTATTAATAACAATAACTATTCAAAATCAATGCTAACATCCACATTAACGCTAATTTTTGGTACTCTAATATGATTTGCAAGATTATGTTTTAAACATTCTTCCGCGTCCAAAAACCAGTCTGCATGTTTTTTCTTGTCTACTAACTTTAAGAAGTAATCATCTTTTTTACCACAATTCTGTGCCATCATTTTATAAACAATTTCATTTAATCTTTCAGTTTCTTTAGCTGACGCAACAACTTCATCAACTTTACCTAACTGACCTGAAGAGACATCGTGAATCATCACAGTTGCATTTCTGTCAATAAATCGATATTCTTCCTTACCAAATGAAAATAGAATAGCACCGCAACTCATGGCCTTGCCTTGCACAATTGTTGCAATAGGTAACTCTGATCCTTTGATTGTCGATATCATTGACATTAAAGAATATACTTGCCCTCCGTAGGAATCAATTACAACAGGAATAATTTCCTGACCAGTATTATGAGCTAGAGCCACTTTGTTTCGAAACTCTTTTGCAGACTCTTCATCAAATTTATTGACTGTTACAATAACAGGCTGCATATGGAGTTCGTACTCTTTAATTAGAGGTGATGTATTATATTTCCAAAGCATAATTTCTCCTTTTATTTATATCTTTATTTCTTATATATTATAATAAAAAAAGAGAAGTTATACACTTCTCTTTAGTTTTAGTTTAGACAATATTTGTCAATTAACCACATTTGCTGCTGCCACAAGATTTACATGTAACACAACCTTCCTGATAAACTAAGCTATCTTCTGCACCACAATTAAGACATGTTTTACTTACTGTGGTCCCGTCGACAATATAATTTTTAAGACAACGAGAAATAACCTTACTAAAGCTAAACATATCCATTTCTTTATCTTTTTGCATTTGTTCTACAAGATATTGAACTGGTACACCATGACGAAGTGAAGTTGAAATAACTCTTGTATAACCAGCATGATTAGGATTGTCAAATACAGATACTACATCTTTTACGACAAGCTTGTTGTCGCCCTCGCCAATGGTAAGGTCGTATTTACTGTTCTTAGTTTTAAAGACTCGCTTATATAGTTTACCATTGCGAAATTTAGAAGGGATCTCTATCTGATCTGCAGAGCCTCCGATAACCTCATATGGTTTACCATCAAGAAGCCCAATAAGAACAACCCATTTTTGACCTTTTACTGAAGTGTGATAAATGTCGCAGTCTAATTCTTCAGGGCGCTTTGGTGCATCTCTTTCTACAATTCCTGCCTCTTCAGACTTCTTTTCTTCTGTTGATACTAAAACACCTGAACGAGAACCATCACGGTATACAGTCACTCCTTTACAACCTAATTCCCAACCAAGCATGTAAATATCTTTGACAGTCTCTACATCGATGTCAGCCGGAAGGTTTGTTGTATTTGAAATTGCATGACAAATCCATTTTTGCGCGACAGACTGCAGTTTAACTTTTGCGCGCCAATCTATTTCGTTAGCAGTTGCGCCTGCATAAGGACTCTCAGCTACAGCATGTTCTGGTGCAACCCATGCACGATCGGTCTGTGTGTCCATCCATTGTTTAAATCCATGGTGATAAACAGTAAACTCTGTCCACTCATCACCCAAGTCATCAATAAACATTACTTCTTCATCAGCTTGAACTTTTTTGCGTCGTTTGTAATATAGCATAAATGCAGGTTCAATGCCCGATGTTGTTTGGGTTAGGCAAGAAACAGAGCCAGCTGGCGCAGTTGTTGTATTTGCAATATTACGTCGACCATGTTTCTTATAATCAGCTTGAACTTCGGGAGTAAGTTCTGAAATAACTCTATCAAGGAATGGATGTCCTTTCTCTTTTTCTTCGCTCCAGATAGGAAAGCTTCCACGTTCTTTTGCTAACTGAATTGACTCTTCATACGACGCTAATGACAACCACTTATAAATTTCCTCTGTTGTCTCAATACTTTCATCAGATCCATAAATTTGTCCTAACATTGCAATTGCATCGCCAAGCCCAGTCACTCCTAACCCAGTTCTTCGACCGTTAGTTGCGACTCTTTTAATTGTTTGCCATAGATTTCTTTCTGCTACTTTTACAGACTCTTCTTCTGGATCAGAATCAATCTTAGCAAGAATTTTGTCAATTTGCTGAATTTCTAAATCAATCATATCATCCATTAAACGCTGTGCTTTTCTTGATATGTCTCTAAAAAGCCCATAATCAAACTCTGCTTTTTCTGTCCACGGATTTTTGACAAAAGAGGTGAGGTTAACCAGCATTAAACGACATGAGTCGTAAGGCGATAAGATAATCTCTCCACAAGGATTTGTAGAAACAGAACCAAAACCATCAGTTGCGTATGCATCAGACGGTGTCATGCGAGTAGCTGTATCCCAAAACAAAACACCCGGCTCAGCAGAAGCATGAGCGCCTTCAATTAGAGCATCCCAAACTTCTCTAGCACTAACATGATCATGTACTTCTGGCGTTTGAGAGTCAACCGGCCAACGTTGAATATATTCAGAACCTGACTTAACAGCCTTCATAAATTCGTCAGTTACACGAACTGAAATATTTGCACCTGTCACACGTGTCAGGTCTCGCTTAATTTTAATAAAGTCCATTACTTGCGGGTGATGAACAGAAATAGAAAGCATTAGTGCGCCTCGTCGACCGCCTTGAGCGACTTCACGGCACGAGTTAGAAAAGCGATCCAAGAATACTTCAATTCCGTCAGTTGTTTTTGCTGCATTGGATGTATACATACCTTTTGGTCTAATTTTTGACACATCAAAACCAACTCCGCCTCTACGCTTCATGATTTGAACTTGTTCTTGGTCCGTCTTAAGAATTCCCCCATAAGAATCGGCAGGGGATTCAATGACAAAGCAGTTCGATAAAGATTGAATTTTTGCTTCATTTCCAATACCACTCATTGGTGAACCTTGCGGCACCACATATTTAAAGTCTTTAAATAGACTATATAGCTCTTGTTTATCCATTGAGTTTGGATACATTGCTTCAACTCTTGCAAATTCTGTCGCAAGCCTTTTGTGCATATCATCTGGTGTTAATTCCAGATAATTGCCTTCGTTATCTTGCAGTGCGTATTTATTTGTAAAGACGCTTGCTGCTAGTTCATCCCCCTTAAAGTACTCTAGACTTGCTTGATATACTTGCTCGTGTGTATACATTCTTACTCCTTGTTTATTTTCCTGTAATTTCTTTCCACTTTGATTTTAGCATATTTTTGGTCCCAGCGTTACTCGCCTCAATAGCATCCGTGATAGACATTTCGCCTACATCTTCTAAAACTTCTATTTTAGATCTAGCTGTATCGATGCGAATAGGGAACATGAGACCATCGCGTCCTGCTCTATTTTTTGCCACAAAGAGTCGACCTGCACCGGTTGATTTTTCCATAGGTTTTCTAGAAAGAGAGACAACGACGTCGGCAACCATGGCTTTCCCGTAAGCCTCGGACATGTTTTCCAAACCAACAACCTCAGACTTAGCTGAATCTCTGTTTGCTTGGGATGCTGTCCATATAGGTATATTCATTTCCATTGCCAAGTTTCTAAGTTCCTCATAGACTAATTTTAGTTCGTGTCTAAGTGAGTCATAAGTTCGAGTAGAACGCATAATATCTGCATAGTCTATTACAATTAGACTTGGTTTAAAATCTTTCATTGATAATTTTTCCAAGTGATTTCTAATTGTAACAATGCTCGCAGCCCCTGTCGGGTATTGCTTAATTATTAAGCGACCAAAGTCATTTTCTGAATAAGTTTTGAGTATTTTTTCTTTATTTTCATAGACGTTTGAAGATGGTATATTGCATAGATTTGAGTCATATCTGATGCCTACTGCTGTTTCTGTTAACTCAAAGGTATAGTGAACAACATTCTTACCTCTTCGAATCGCCTCCGCGCCCATAGACACTAGATAGTGAGATTTACCAACACCTGTATTAGCAACTACAACTCCAATTTCTCCTCTACCTAAACCACCATTAAGCACATCTTTTTTATCTAGATGAGCAATTCCTGTTGGGCAGGTTGCTCGATCGACAAGAATAAATCTAGACTCATGATCTTCAAAAAAGTCATGCCCAATTGTTGAAGAGTTACCTTTGAATACTGCATCTTTCATAATACTAAGCACAGACTCATAGTTCTCTGACTTGATTGCTTTTACGCTTTCTTCAAGCGCTTGCTGGAGCGCTTGTTTTTTGCAAAAATCTAGCGTTTTATCTTTGACAAATTTAAGATCTCCAAAGTTTGGGTTTGATTTAATTCTGGTAAGATATTCAATTACTTGTTCTCTTAAAATAATGTCATCACCTGATGATAAATCATCCTTGATCATAGAAACTAGTAATTGCATTGTTGGAAAGTTTCTATACTTTTCGTGGAAGCCAAAAAATCTGTCACATAGAAATTGAAGGTATTTAAGTTCAAAATAGTCAAACTTCATTACCTCCATCATTTGTGCAGCCCACATATGGTCATCGAGTAGGGCTTGAAAAATCTTTTCTTGGAAATCTTTGCCGTATTTAGAAAAGTAGTTGTTGTTTGCCATTGCATTCATTATATTATTTTTCCTTGGGTTAAAGTTTTAAATAAATAGCCATGCTGGAGTATGTCTATATTTTTTATATTATTCTCTTTAAGGTATTTAATTGCATTTATATTATTCCATGCCGGCTTAAAATTTTCAATACTTTCATCAATTCTTTTAGTTTGCATATGCACAAGGTTGTCTACGTCTAATCTGACCAACTTAATATTGCGTTCTATTAGCTTTTCGCTTTCTTTAATGGTTTTATATACCTTTTTCTTTGGAAATTCACTGTGTTTAACGTCGTTATCGATAAACAACTGAAAGGTATTGTTTTCAAAATCTTCTTTTAAAAGTAGTGATCCATATTCTTTGGCAAGAGTTTTGAAACCCAGCCCAGGCACTCCTGGAATATTATCTGATTTATCACCTACCATTGACTTGGCAAGACAAAAATTATGAGGATGTACACCGTATTTTTTAATAACTTTTTCTGTATTAATAAAAGACTTTGAGTTAGGAGAGTATATGATACAATTTTCATCGACTAGCTGATAGAAATCATGATCTCCAGATACTATTACCTTGTTTTTGTCTGATAGTTTATACTTGCAAATGTAGCCTATTGCGTCATCAGCTTCAGCATCCTCAATATATACTTGACAAATAGGCAGATTAGATAGCATTCCTACTAGATTTTTAATTTGGAAATTTCTATTTGCAATACTATCAGGTATCTCATCATTGTCATAATACCGGTTCATTTTTGCAGGCCTGCTTCCTTTTTTATACTCAGGATATATATCACGTTTTCTTTTTGACCCGCCACCTTCCCACACAACAATAACAGACTCTGGCTTGCATTTTTCTATTAGATTTACTAGGTTATAATAAAAACCTACAATTCCGCCTATTTGATCACCGTTGTCTGACATTGCTGGGTGTGCCATATAATGCCTCATAAAAACATTAAGCGCATCAAAAATAAGTACTCTATCTTTAACCATTAAATATCACTCTCTTCAAAGTCTAACATATCATTAAGTGATCTTATTTCTTCGTATGAGTCAGAGTCTATTTCTACGCCTTCACTAGTTCCCATTTTTTTAACCATTGCATCTTTTAGAATGATATCAACGATAGGGCCCCAAAAATTATCTGTCATAATTTCATCAAACTCTGTTTTTCTAAATTTTTTGGAATCGATCAAAGTTCCATTTTCATTAAACATTTCAATGTTTTTCCAACCACCGGTACCTGATATTTGGTAAGATCGATCACCACAATTAACCATACCGTGCTTTCTCAATAGATCAAATGTTTCTTCGTGTTCAACAATTCCTTTTCCAAAATGAATTTGAAATGCTACTTTCCTAAAAGGAGGCGCAACTTTGTTTTTAACAGTTTTAGCCCAGACATTAATCCCAATGACGTCGTCGCCGTCTTTGATTTGTTGTCCTGCACCCAATTTGATTCGTATAGATGAGTGAAAAGGTATTGCCTTACCTCCGGGTGTAGTATCAGGATCTCCATACATAACTCCTACTTTTGTGCGTATTTGATTTAAGCAAACTAAAAGACTATTTGTTTGTCCAATCACACCTGTAATTTTTCTCATTCCTTTAGAAATAGCTCTTGCTTGCAGTCCAATACTTTCTTTGTCATAATCACCTAATAATTCTGCTTTAGGCGAAGACGCAGCAACGCTATCCCAAATAATAGTCACAGGAACATCTTTATCTAGAGCCTTTGCTTTAAGAATTGTTTTTTCTGCTAGATCTAGTACTTCTTCTGTACAGTGTGTATCTACGTAGACAAATCTTTGTGACACATCTACTCCTAAATTACCTAAATTTTCAATTGATGTTGCATTTTCTGTATCGATATAGACAACAATTCCTCCCATTTTTTGGGTGCTTCTTGCAATTTGTGTTGCAATATGAGATTTACCAATGGAAGGTGGACCAAACATTTCAACAATTCTTCCTTCTGGGAATCCTCCATTTTCTTGATTTGCGCAAATATAATCTAAA